TGGAGGCTTTTTAATGGCTAATAGACCAATCGTTCACACAGGGGATAAGACCTCTACAGTCGGGCGCTCAAGAATGTTTGAGACGCCTGATGATTTGCGCGAGGCTTGCCTTGGGTATCTTGAGTGGGCAGACCATAACCCGCTGATTGAAGAAAAGCACTTCTGCGCTCAAGGCCAGATCTTTACTGCTGAACTGAAGAAGCCTCGCGCCGTCACAATCGTCGGCCTATGCCTGCACCTTGGCATCCATCGTCACACCTGGCAGAACTACCGCATCAGCGAAGAGTTCGATCTTGTCTGCGATGAGATCGAGGACCGCATGAAGCAATACAAGTTCGAGAATGCCGTTGCTGGGCTGATGAACCCTACGTTGATTGCGCGGGATATTGGCCTCGTCGAGAAATCCGAAGTCAGCAACTCCGGCACCGTCACGCACGTCAACTATTCCCCCGCAGACTACAAGCAGGCCGAACTAGAGCTGGGGAACAAGCTCGATGACCTCGACTAATAAGCTGCTTGATTGGGAGGATATGAACTTTGCGGACAGGCTGATACTTAAGCAGAAGTCCGAGAAGTCATTCCTTAACTTCACTCGCATCTGGTTTGAGCTGCTTCAGGGTGATCGGCTGCTTGTGAACTGGCATCACAAGATGATGGCAGCATCGATTGACGACCTGATCAACGGCAAGCTGAAGCCTGGGAACCTGATCGTCAACATTCCACCGGGTGGCACGAAGACAGAGTTCTTCTCTATCCACTTGCCGGCCTACATCAATACAAAGGTGCAGTCCAAGAAACTTCGCCGGTTCCGCAACCTCAACGTCTCCTACGCTGACTCGCTTGTACGTCGAAACTCCAGACGCACGCGGGACATTATTGCGTCCAAGGAGTACCAAGAGCTATGGCCTTCGATCTTCGGCGTCAACCAGGCTGAAGAGTGGGAGCTAATCGACGACAAGGGCCGCTCAGTTGGGCAGACCATCAGCAAGTCTGCTGGTGGCCAGATCACAGGCGGTCGTGCCGGCTACTTCGGGCCCGAGTTCTCCGGCTGCTTGCTATTTGACGACCTTAATAAACCCGACGACATGCTTTCGAATACCAAGCGTGACGCAAGTAATGCGCGACTGACTGGCACGTTCCGCTCCCGTCGCGGCGACAAGTCGAAAGAACACCCTACGCCCATCGTCTCTATCCAGCAGCGGCTTCATACGATGGACGCTACCGGCTTTATGATGGCTGGCGGCATGGGTGTCGATTTTAAGAACATCGCCATCCCTGCGTTAGTCACAGAGGACTACATCGCTACATTGCCTGAACCTTACCGGCAAATGTGCTGGGATACGGTCAAGGATACTGATTCGGTCGAAAAAGGCGGCGTTCGATACTGGTCATATTGGCCGGAAATGGAACACGTCAACGACCTGATGTCGCTTTGGGAGCGAGATGAGTACACGTTCATGTCTCAGTACATGCAGCGGCCTCAAGCGCTTACTGGCGGCCTTCTTGACTCGGCATGGCTGCAACGATACGAAGTGCTCCCTCCTTTGCAGTGGCGAGCCGTGTACGCGGACACAGCTCAAAAGAAAGGCGAGCTTAACGACTATTCCGTGTTTGAATTGTGGGGGCTAGGTGTCGATAACAACGCCTACCTGATCGACGTTAGGCGCGGCAAGTGGGATGCTGACGAACTGATCACAACTGCGCAGAACGCATGGGCTGAATGGTCTTCATGGGATAGCACCTATCAAGGACAGATCAGGCACATGGCGATTGAGGATAAGGCTAGCGGAACCGGCTTGATTCAGACGCTGACCAACAAGAAGCATATCCCGATCAAGGCCATTCCTCGCGGCCCGGATAACAACAAGGTTTCTCGCTGCCTGGATATTCAGAGCTACGTCAAGAATGGGCGGGTGTTCGTGCCTGCAATCCTGAATGAGGATGGCTATCCGATCCTGCGCACGCAAGATAGCAACGGCAAGCTGATTGCTAAGACTGACTGGGTGCTGCCGTTCTTGGCAGAGGTTGCCGACTTCAGCGCTGATGACTCGCACAAGCATGACGACCAGCTCGATCCTATGTTTGATGCCGTGGCCGAAATGCTGATTGAGCAGGCACCTTCGGGCGGCGTATTCCTGCCTGCCAGGCTCAGGAGGTAACTGTTCTCCGGAAAACAGTTGCCATGAGCTGAATACGCTGCTACATTCGGCTCATTCACAACGGAGGCGGCAAAGATGGCGACGGTTAAAGAACGAGAGCTGATCAGAGAAATCACTGATTTGGCGCTGGATGTGAATCTGATGCATGGCGAGTACACCATTGCCACCAGCTACATCGGGCATATTCACGCATTCGAAGTGCGCGTGCTGAATAAGGACCTGAACGTGCAGGGCGATCCGTATCAGTGGGCGCATCTATCTGGCGGCGAGACTGAGCTATGGGACGATAAGCAGGCAATCGAATCACTGCAAGCCCAGCTTCACATCGTTAAAACCTACCACCCACAATTCGACGCGGACGGGGTTAAGTTATGAGTATCAATTGGGACGAGGCTCCGAAAGGCGCCACACATTACAACGAATACAACGCTATGTTTTATTGCTTATTGGATGGAATCTATTACTTCTACGGCGATGACAATGTTGAATTGCTGGTTGGTGGATCGCCGAGAGTCTATAGCGATGATGCATTCACCGCTAGACCGGCTAAACAATGGTCAGGCCCGCAAGATGGGTTGCCGTCAGTTAATACGGAGTGCGAAGTAGAAACCGATTACGGCGTATGGGAGCTATGCACGGTGCTTGCCCATGGTTACGACGACTTTAAGCCTCATGCAGTCGCTCAATGTGCTAGCGGATTGTGGATGGAAGAGGTAAATGGATTCCGCGCAATCAATACACCCGAACAACTAGCCGCAGAACAACGCGAAACCGCAATCCGCGAGATCATGGATATTGCTGATGTGGATTGCCGGGTTACTGCGGCTCGACTGGTTGATGCTGGGTTTAAGCGGGAGGTGGTTTGATGGGGTTCCAGATTGCTTTGACTGGTTTGATTATTGCAATCGTCGGCCTTCTGTTCGGGCTGCTCTCATATTCCAAGCCAAGACAGATTGGCCTTAGTCGCTTCTTTGGTTTGGTTATGCTGCTTGGAGCATTTACAATCCCCATCGGACTAATCATCCAGATCTGGCAGTAAAACAAAAGGCCCTCTAAACAAGGGCCTTGACTTTTACATAAACACCATTCCTCATCTGTCCACGATCCATAAACCGTGGACAGTTTCGGTTTGGTGTTTTTCTATTTGTCAAGTTTGCGTTTGGCACGCTCGATTATTGCTTTGGATAGAGGTTCGCCTTTGTCGTCGACAAGGACTTCAACAGTACTGCATCGGCACTGAATCATATTGGGAACTATTGCCCACCAGTCTCTTTCTTCTTGAATCGTGTACAGCTTGGCGTGCCTTGCTCTATGCGACGGCCTTGTCGTAGGTGACAACGCGGAAAGGTGGAGTAGTTTTGTCTTGATACCCAAGTTAGTCTGCGCATCTTGCGCCTCATCCATGCGCGCCTGCCTAAACGCATTCGTCACTTCAGTCCGCGCAATCCTCTCAGCGCGAGACTTGTTCACGCCTGTGCGCGCCTGAATGTCCTTAGCTATCACTCTCGGGTTCTGGCCGGCGATCATTCCTCGGGTTAGCGTCTGTGCAAGATCCGATTTCAGCGTGCCTGCGAATCCCTGCATGATCTCGAACTCGCGAGCCGCTAGAAGGCTGACGCGCTTACGATACGGAGGACTGAATAGGATTGCGTCAAGACTAGGCTTGCTCAGTGCATACAGCTCGCTTTGAACTGTCAGGTTTGCGGCTGTCATTGCCGTCCCCTGCACATAGGCCGGCTCCACGTACGAGCGGAGGCTCCATAGTTCTTGCTCGCCACCTTCCAAAATGATCAGCTGAATGATCCGCTCAATCTCCGAACTAATGCCTGCCAGGATCGCTTGGTCTAGCTCGAATTGATACGTTGTAGCGTTTACCTCAAGCGCATTCAGTGTGACGACGGTGTAATTCTGCTCGCCAAGGATGCGTAGGACTTCTTTGCCAACTGCAGCTACTCGGCGGTCGAAGTCTTTCATGAATCGTCTTTCGCGAGCGTCTTGGCCGGTTGCATCTGCCAGTGATCGCGGGAGAATAGGACTGCCTGCCATACTTACCTCTAATTAGAAAAGGCCCCGTAGGGCCTTGATTATTGCACGGCCGCCGGATCTTCTGGCGGCTCAGTGTCGGGGAGTGGTGGCAACTCTGTATCGTTATCGTAGCCTCCGACCTCGCGCATCTCTTCGGCGGTAAAGATTGGCTGACCAGACGCAAGCATCTTCGCGTTAACGTCGGCCATCTTCTGCACGATGGTCATTTTCTCATCTTTGCTGGCTTCTGTAAGGTCATCCCAGCAAACCGAGAACTCGACAGTCAGCAGCACGCCAAGGCGCATCAGGTGATCAACGAGCGTCTCGATATCAGACGAGAGCACGCTAACCCGACGACCCTGGCAGCGCTTGTTGAAGGTCTTCTGGTCTTCAGTCGATGCTCGCTCGCCTGTCTGATTACCAACGATGATCTTGGACGGAATGCGGATGGATGCGCAGAACGATTGCAGAGAGATATCGAAGGCAGGAAGCGGGTCAGGCACGTTAGCTACGAGAGGGGAAACGGTCGCGCCCTGAGTAATGATGGTCTGGTCAAGGCCCTTGCTCATGCCTACTGTAACTTCGTTGAAGACCTCTTGTAGAGCGCTGACAGCGACACCATGAGCCCTGGCGATCTGGTCCAATTGAACTTCACGGTCGAAGTTGATAGCAAGTTGACGGCTTGCGTTCTTCAGGAAGGATTCACCGGAACCGCCGAGAATCTTCTCCATATTTGTGCAGTCATTGTAGCCGGCGAGCAGAAACGGAATGCCGTTGCGGATGTCGCCCATGACAACTACGCGATCAGGGTGAATAGTCACCATGCGCCCAGGTTCGCCAGTTGCGCTATTGTCTACGGCGTTTTCCTGATAATAGAATTCTTTTGGTTTTCCAAAGTTGGCGGCTAGCGGATCGTCGTACCAAGATGCAACACGCAACTGACCTTCCCACGCGGGGATAATGCTGAGCAGTTGAGCTTCAGACGCCTTGCCGACTGGCATATCCCAGGCTTTCGAGTCCTTGAATTGCAGAAGGATGCCAGAGTATCGACCAACCAGACGCCGCATATCAGCATCGCGCAGCTTCTCGAACAGCTTCAGTCGCTTGGCAAGCTTCTTGAATTGCTTCTCCCATGCAGTCGGAGCCTCTGCTCGATCCTCCTTGTCACCCTCAATTATTTCCGGGTCGCTGCTGAAACAGTGTTCATTCAGCGTCATTACCGCGCCGTGAGCAATGCCGCCGCGCTCGAACAGACGATAGAAGTCAGCAAAGCAAAGGTTCTCTTTGTAGCCGTAGGATTCCCAGGAACATGGCCGGCTCGCGTCAAGGCTCCCGTGCATCAAAGATTGCCGAGCCATGATGGTCGCCCGCTCGCTCAGTGCCGAGTTAAGCGCCAAATCTAAAGCAGGCGTGCGTTTCACAGTCATAAAATGGACTCCATAAATTATTTCCATTATACCTTGCGCGGAAGGTTGGAGTGCGCATGATAGAATAGGCTTGCGGATAGGGTCATTCCCGAAAAGCTGAATCCTAACCAGCCTTCCGCAATTTTCTGTTAGGTCATGCTGTAGGGGCGTGAATGGAAATTCTGAGTCTTAAGGATGCGAAGGCGTCCGGATCTAAAACATATTTCACTGGCGATCCTTGCAAGAACGGGAGCGTCAAAGCTAGAAACGTGGTTAATAGAGCGTGTCTTTGTGATGAGTGCTCAGAGACAAGGAAGGCAGCAGCAAAGATCCATCGCGAAGCAAATAAAGAAAGAGTTGCAATAACAGCTAAGGCTTGGCACGAAAAGCAGAAAGTCCTTGTCTCGCTAGGGCTAAAAGAAAAGAAGGCGCACGACCCAGCAAAGGCGGCGGCCAGTTACCTTGCAAACAAGGATAGGCATAACGCATGGATGGCAGCCTGGTACGCGGCCAACAAGAGCAAGGTAAATGAGAGACGCAAGCATAGGTACAGGACTGATCCTGAGTACCGATGCCAGCACATGCTAAGAAGCATATCCTCTCGGGTAATATCTGAGGCAAAGTCCGGAAAGAAAGGAAATACTTTCAAGGTTCTTGGCTATACCCCGGCAGATTTCAGGATCCACATAGAGAAGCAGTTTCTTAAGGGCATGAGCTGGGATAATCATGGTGACTGGCATGTAGACCATATCGTATCCGTGTCAGAGCTGATTTCTTCTGGTGTAACCGATCCTGCTAAAATAAACGCTCTATCAAATCTTAGACCTTTGTGGGCTCCAGACAACCTAAGCAAAGGGTGCAAGCAAACGGCTCTACTATGAATCACAGAGGTAACGCATGAAAGCAGTACGTGTCAACGTAAAGGTCGCGGTTAATTCTGCTGCTATCCGGCGAGAGCAGCACAACGGGCGAGAGCATATCGTTGTTCCGTCGTTCACGCTCCCAGATGGCGTAATTATGAATAACGGCCTCTATCCAAAGGAAGAGATCGACAAGGCGTACGAAGGGCTTGAGGGCACTCTAGCGCCACTGTCTCACCCAATGGTTGATGGTGATTACGTTAGCGCTCGCCAGCCTGAAGCGATCAACGCTTATCACGTCGGCGCCTGGAACCGGAACGTTAAGCGTGTCGGCAACCGGGTGTCCATTGAAAAGTGGATTGACGTCGAGTTCGCCAAGAATTCAGAGAGTGGCCGTGCGCTGCTTGAGGCTATTGACAAGGGCGACCCGATCCACACCTCTACCGGCATCTTCCTAGATCGCGAGATGACTCCGAACGCTGAAGGTTATGGCTGGATTGCGCGGAACATGACCTTCGACCACGATGCCCTGCTCCTAAACGAGGTTGGCGCAGCCACTCCAGAGGATGGCGTGGGCATGATGGTTAACAAAACGTTCGTGATCAACTCTGTGCTGCCAACCGTCAACGAAGAAGTCCTAGACGACTCATACGGCGAAAAGATGGCCGTATTGAGTGCGGCAGTTAAAGAGCGATTCGCCACTGTAGACTCATACGCTTACGTTGAAGACTTCGACGACCGAACGCTGATCTATGTAACTCCAGAAGCTACATACAAGATCAGCTATCACTACGAAGGCGACAACCCGATCTTGACTGGCAACCCTGAGCAAGTTGAGCGCGAAACCAAGTATGTGACGAAAAACACCTCCGTCTTAGCGCGTCTCCGCTCTATGGTAGAATATTTCAGTACCAAAACTAAACAGCCAGTAGTGGCTAATGTGATCGAGGAAACATCCGATATGAAACCCGAAGAACTGCAAGCGGCGCTCGATGCGCAAGCTGACAAGTTGCAGGGCGCGTTCAACACTGCGCTTGCGGCTCTCGAAGCTAAGAATACCGAGGCGCTTACCGCTGTAAATGCCAAGTTGCAGGAAGCCGCTGATGCTGGCCTGAAAGCTAAGCGTGAAGTTGTAGGCAAGAAGTTCGGCGAAGTCGTGGCTAACCAGCTTAGCGGCGAAGGCTTGGATAAGCTGTACGCTGAGTGCCAAACCGCTGCCGGCCTGGTATCTGGCTCTCCAGCGACCAACGCCAAAGACGAGTTCGAAGGCTATAGCTTGAACCAAGCTGATCAGGAGGCCAAATAATGGCTAACGTTATCTGGCGTGGCCCTGTGCATCTTGCACAGCCTGACTCGCGCACTCTGAAGTTCACCGCTGCAACTCTGCCTGGTCTCGCTGTTTCGATCACTGCCGGCCAGTTCGTATTGGCAGCAACTTCGAAGGTTGACTTCTTCATCACCCACAACCGCGCCTACATCGGCGAAACCGTGGATACCGCGATTCCGATTGGCGAAACTGGCGAAGCATTCAAGCCTGTTCCTCAGTACGAGTTCCAGGTTCGCATGGCAGCCGCAACCTACGCTCCAGGCGCAGTGTTGAGCATCGTCAACGGCCAGTTCAAGGCCGCTGTTACTGGTGAAGTCGCTGTAGCCGCTTTCGACGAAGCCGCTTCCCGCGCTGTCGGTGCTAACGGTCTTGCCGACGTTCGTATCCTCGCTAACTCCTACGTGGTGCCTGCATAATGCCTATTCTGACTTTTAACAAAGAGCAAGAGGCTGCCGTAATTGGCAAGCGTCGCGCTCACAACTCCCGCCAGGAACGCCTCGCAAAAGAAAGCGAAGGCGAGCTGATCGGTAACGCCTACACCATCCCTCGTGATGCCTGGGCAACCTACGACAACGACCTGCAAACCTTGCAGCGCGCTCAGCTCGGCGTGTTCAACGACCTTGCAAGCCTGCAACGCAACGTCCCGATTGGCAAAGTGCTGCACTACTTCTCCAAAGTCACTGACTCCGGCGAAGTAAACAGCTCGATTGATGGCCGTAGCCGTGCGAAAGCAGACGCTCCAGTTATCGATTACGAAGGTACGCCGATCCCGATCTACGACACCACCTTCACCTTCGGCTGGCGCGATGTTGAAGCCGCTCGTCAAGACGGTGGATGGCAGTACCTCGACGGCGCTACCCGCGACAACGGTAGCAGGAAGCTGATCGAAAAAATGGAAGATTTGGTCATTAACGGCGACGCGAAATACAACGTTGGCGGCAACCAGATCTACGGTCTGCGCACTGCGCCAGGCCGCGCTACCGGTAACTTCGGCAACGTCGATCTGGTAACTGCTACCGGCGCTCAGTGGGTTGAAGCTATCAAGCGAGTTCTGCTCGGCTTGCAAGCGAAGAACTACTACGGCGGCGTGACCATCTACCTGAACTACGGTGACTGGTTCGCGGCATCGGTTAACGACTACGTTACCGCTGCTCCGCAGAACACCATCCTGGCTCGTCTGATGGCGATCCCTGGTCTGGTGTCAATCGTTCCATCGACCGCAGTACCAGTCAACGAAATCCTGGCCGTCGTTAAAGAGCGCCGCGTTCTGGAAATCCTGACCGCGATGCCTGTGACCACCATGCCGATTGATCGCAAGAACTTTACCGATGAGTACAGTTTCCAGATCATGACCGCAGTTGCGCCACAATTCCGTCGTGATAGTGCTGGCAATGCTGGTTACGCGCAGTTCGTTAAAGGCGCATAACCTTCTAGGTTAGAATAAGGGCATCTTAGGGTGCCCTTTTTTATTGAGGTGAAAATGAAAGAATTCGAGATTACCCAGCGAGGTTACTTCGTTGGCGTTGTTGAACAGGATATTGGCTCTCGTGTGCGCGCAGAAGAGATGCCGGTGACACTGGTTAACAAGTGTGTCGAGGTTGAGCAGGCCGAACCAGAAACCCCGCGCCGAGGCCGACCACCAAAGGATAAAGAGTAATGGCTAGATTCCGCGTCACATACCCAACGAACGGCCTTGAGGCAGGCGACATCGTAGAAGCCGACTCATGCCCGCAGTGGCTTAGGGGTAAGTGCGTATCGCTGCCTGAAGAGGCTGTGAAGGTGCTTGAGGTTGCTAGCCCTAAGCCGAAGGTTAAGCGGAAGTAATAAAAAAGCCCTCACTTGGAGGGCTTTGTTTCAGATCAGGATAAGCAGCAGGAGCCATAGCATGGTCGTGTCCTCGTGGTTGTTGATCGGCCTGTTAAGGGGTTTATTGTTTTATTGTTCTAACCGCTCTTGGCGCTCAACGGCATTTGAGATCTGTTCACGATCCCGTCGGATAAGATCAAGAACGTAATAGGCGTCTTCTGCCTCAATCACGCTGCATTTTTTGAGTACCAGAATAGGGCGGTCTGTCGAATGATCAATCTCCCAATCTCCAACCAGAGGCTGGCGCTCGACGATTATGGCGCGCAATTCTTCATCCTTAGCATTTAGGCGTTCAAGCCTCGTAGCTATACGCTCCAGCAGATCCCGTTCGACTTCAATTTTACTGCTCATTCGCTTGCTCCAATGCGTTGTTTGTCTTGCTTGAAATGGAGATTAGACCCGCCACCGAAACCTGTCAAGCCAAAAACCTCATAACAATCGGAGAAATCTCCTTAGCCTTAGTAACCAGAAACAAATGGCCGTCGTCAATGATGTGCATTTCAGCATTAGGAATGCGTCTGGCTATGAATTCCATGTTGACTAGCGGAATGATCGGATCGTCATTGCCAGCTAGAACGAGAGTCGGTTGTTTGATCTTGTGCAGCCAGAATGCGGATGACCACCACCAGACCGCCATGCCTTGGAGCTTGTACCCAAGCTGCGATGTTGGCGCCTTCATTTTGTTTGCGTAACTTGCGCACAGCTCAGGATTATTCCTGAACGAGCCGCCGTAGATCTCCGGAGCAATCTCGGCCATATGCTCAGGGTTTGTGTAACGTTCAGGGCTAGCCATCAGCATAAGAACGCGCATCGATGGCGGAATCATTGTCACGCCCGACGATGTAGCAGCCAAGATCAGCTTCTTGCAGCGGTCTGGATGGTTGTAGGCGAACTGTTGAGCCAGGAAGCCGCCCCACGATATGCCTGCAACGTTAACTTCCGCGTATCCAAGCGCGTCAAGCATCCGTGTAACTGTGTGCGCCAATCCTGTGAACGTGTAAGGCAACAGAGGTGTTGCCGATGCGCCTACGCCTGGAACATCGAACGCAATGACCTCCTGATTAGGATCAAGCGCGGCTGCGAATGGAAATACCAGCTCCAGACTGGCGCCGATACCGTTGAAGATAAGCAGCGGCGTAAGCTTCGACTTGTTGCCTGGCCGTACAGCAGCGCGGATCTTCTGGCCGCCAACTGTCACGTCGTAGTATTCGAATGCTGCTGGTATTTCCACTGCGCAGTTCATGGCATTCCCTTGACTGATAAGGTAAGGATTACAGGAAACTCAGGACGCGTTCGTATTCTGTCTCTACGCGCTTATCTTCTTCTTTCAGTTCCTTTTTGAATGCTCTTAGGTCCGCAGACGCGAATGTCAGCGTTCCTTTTAGCTGGCCGACAGCCCAGTATTTAACTAGATCAACCTGAGTTATCTCAAGGTATTCAGCGGCCTGTTCTGGCGTGAATGCGTGGCGTTTTAGCCTTCCAAACAATTCGTCGTGCGTCATCTCGTTTCCTCTGGTTTGCTTGCGTGATTCGTAGGCTATTCCCTGCCTGATTGTACGTCAATACATTTCGGAAAACTATTTTCCAGTGGTGACGAACGGCCTAGCGCAGCAAGGCCTGCTGTGTCGGGCTTTTCGGCTGAGAGTCGAATATCTCAACGATATTTTCGTTGTACAACATCCATTCCGTGGAGCCGTCAAATCCTGATAGCTGAGCAGACTTGAATTTTCTATGGATTGCAGATTCTTTTTCTGCTATCCAATAACCATCGCCATGAATTGTTGAAACAATATCAAAATCGAAAGGAGTGTCTTTCCTAAGCTCCTTCATCCTTTTGGCCGGCTTGTTTGAAATGCCAACCTTCAGCAGTGATCCGTCCTGACTTTTCAGGAGATACAGGTATCCGTCTTTTGTTCTCTGAAATCCAGGCTTTGAGCAGTCTATGCATCTGTTCCTTTGATATAGAACATCAGAAAGATTCTGAATTGAATCACCATGCTCTGCGCACCTAGTAATTACCTTCTGCTCCTTGATTTTGCACTTATAGCCATCAACCCATCCGGAAACATCTACGCCCATAAGCTCTAGACGGATTTCCATTTCCTTTTTTGTCCACCTGTGCCTCTTTGCGCATCGGCATGGCTTACTACCCTTGGAGAGCATGGACCAGCAGCTACCCCATGATGTCTCGCATCCTCTGGCCGCATATTCATCAACCAAGCATGCCGCGCATACGAATGTCCATTTCTGCTTTCCTTCTGCGCGAGAAAAGGAGTCCAGATCTGAATACACTCCGGTGTTCATAAACCCATTGATTATCTGTGCGTCAGGCAGCGTTCTGGCAATCCTTACTCTTTCGTGGCCGCATTTTGCACAGCTATGACCAGAAAGAAAGTGCCTTGCTTCCATCTCAAACTCGCCATGCTCAGAGCACACAAGAATGGCTCTGTTATAATTGCCGTACTTTGGAGGGGTTATTGAAATAAGTGACACCTTCGATCCATAAGCCTTCTCTTCGCAGCGCCTATGGAGTGAATGAATATCTTCAGCCATGCTTTCAGTACCTAATTTCAATCGTTGCTAGATTGTACATTAACAAACAGTAAAACGGTGGAAAATGTGCCAACGATCGAGCAGCTAACCGAATACCTCCAAAGCATTGGCGTTCCAGTGCCTCCAACATTTATTTTGCAGGCATGGCTTGACACCGTCGCGGTCATTCAGCCGTGCCTAGACGGCGCAGGCTACCCGGCATCCACTCAATTGCTTATCTACCTGTACACGCTCGGCCTGTTCGGCTTCGTCAATGGTGACAAGTACATTAGCTCGCAGACCGCGCCGTCTGGCGCATCCCAGTCCTTCCGCTACAAGTCATTCACTGACGGCTATCGGTCGCTCAAGGCAATGCTGAATGCGCTAGATACGTCCGGCTGCACTGACTCGGTTATCCCCGCCGAACCTGGCGCATCTGCCGGCCTATGGGTATCAACTGGCGGGAAGTGCTGCTAATGGCCTTCATGTCCGCGTGGTACATGATCGACACTGCGACGATCTATCCTCGCCTCGCCTCAGACGATTGGGGTGGCGCTGTCACATACGGAACCCCGTACACCATCCTTTGCGGCCACGAAGGCGTATCGAGGCAGTCACGCGATACTGAGGGCGCAGAGTTCGTGACTCGAGATGTCTATTACACGGGCGACGCTCGGCCAGCATACCTAGACCGCATCGCATACGGTGACACTACCGCTCAAGCTTGGGATGCAGTCCAGGCCGCAGAGATCCGAAAGATTGCTCGTCACGGCATGTCGGCGTTTAACTACGAAGACGAGTACGAGCTGGAGACTGTCTGATGCCGGTTAAGGGGTTGAAGGAGGTTCGCGTACAGCTTAAGAAAATATTCGGGGATATAAAAGGCCCTAAAGCAGAGAAGACACTAACCGAAGTCCTGATTACCGCTGCCGGTTTCGCGGCAACGATGACGCCAATTGATACTTCGAACCTGATCAATAGCCAGTATCGCAAGATAACGGCATACGGCACTCGTGTTGTTGGTGCTATCGGCTATACGGCTGCATATGCTGCCGCTGTGCATGATGCGCCTGGGACGCTGCTAGGCAAGAACGTGCCTCGCGACAAGAATGATCCGTCTCGAGGAAATGTGTGGGATAAGGACGGCGAGCCTGAATTCCTGCGCAAAGCATTCGAAGACTCCGACGCTCGTGCCGCAATCGACGCTGTAATTAAACGCGGGATGACAATCTGATGAGCCATACACCAATCAACCTATTCCGCGACTGGCTAGAGGCTTACGTTTCGACTGCCGGATACACTATTAGTCGAGGCATGTGGGAAGAAACAAACAACTCGACAAAGAAGTTTGTAGCCGTCTGGTCTGATTCTGGCCGCACACCAAATGGCGAGATCCAGTATCCGCATATTCGCGTGATCGTAACTGGTCGCGCTAATGGTCGAGCACTTGGAGATACTGAAGCGGCCGAGCTATTCGCCGAGTCGTTATTTGATGCAGCAGTCGCCAACTTTGAAACTAGCTGCATGCTGCAAATCAGACCGATCGGTTCCATTCAGGGACCGTATTACACAGAAACCAACAGACCTTGGCTGGAAATTAATTTCGAGCTGACGTGTTAAACTATTGCTTGAAATATGCGCTCAGTTGTGGGCGACACTCAACAACCTTATAGGAGGCGCCGAGAATGGCCCTTAACTGTGCAA